ATCTGGCTGGTTTTTTTCGTACTCCTCAATTCTAACAATATGCCATTTATTATCTGATTGAAATATTGTGCAACCTGTACTTACTAATATTGATTTGATTACATCAAGACACATCATGCCCTCGTCCTGCTGGGTAGCTGAATTATATTTGCGAAATGCAGATTTATCAACATACGTGGTATTTAGCAGATTATTTGTAGCGACTGCGGATATATCATCCTCAATTATATTTGTAAATTCAACGATATTTTTTGAGTATGGTAATTTCTCAAGGCAAAATATAATTACATTCAATAGAGTATCTGTTCCTGTAATCAATCCGCTATCTTCAAATTTTATAAACTTTAAATTACCAAGTCCATCAGAGAATCTTAATTGTACAGGATATGGAGGTAATATATAAGATTCGGAGTAATTTTCTACCATTTGAATGCCCTCCCAATAAAGAGATCCATTCTTTTTGATTTTACATAAAAACTGGAATTCATCTGGAGTAAAGAAATCAGCCCATTGGAAATCTGTTACTGATAAAAAATTGATGGTTGCCTCACTTGATCGGATTGGCTCAAACAGATCGCCACCTTTCCAGCTTATTTCGGCTGGTTTGCCCTCCGCAATTACATCGGTAGATGAACCAACATAACCATCCTCATGTATTTCTATTTTCCAAGTATTGCCATGCAAAGGATCATCCCCAAACTCCAAGCTGTATTTTTCGCCATATGCCATCTATTGTATAAAACCTCTATTTGAATTCGTGCGATTAGTGACCAGAATAATATCTTCGCCTCTGATCGTACTTGTTAGATTAATATTATCAAATGAAATCAAATCCTTTAATTTGCTCAATGGTGCAATGACTTCTGGATCTGTTCTGGCGTTTGGATTATCACCAACTACTGATAATGTTTCGCCAAATGCCAAACCACCCTCTGCCAATGCTGGTATTGGCTGTGCTGCTATCGTGGCTATCTGTGCCGCCCCTAATGCACCAACCGTTATAGCCAGAAATGGACTTGTTATTAATGCTTTTGTAACCGCTGCCGCTGTATTTACAATCGCTGACATTAATGCCTGTGCCTTTTCTGCTTTTGCTCTTTTTATTGCCAATATACTTCTTTTTTTCTCCATTTGCTCATTGAGCTTTGCAAGTGCCTTTTCTTTTTGTTCTTCTGTTTTGCCAGATTTTTTTATTAGTTTTTCTTCTTTTTTATATCTGTTTTCCAATTCAATCTCCTGATTTTTTATCATTTGATCTGAGATTGCTGAGAATGAATCCATCACCATTGCGATACCATTAATTACCTCCATTATTTTATCTGCCAATACATCAAGATCAATGCCCTCAGTCATGGATCGGCCTAATGCATCAAAATCCATTTTTAATGCCTGGACTACTTTTGAATTTTCACCAAATTTTATAATAGCACTTTCAATGCCACCACGTACAATATCCATCTTTTTAGCAACGGTAACCTCCTCATCTCCAAACAATCGAGCTGTTGTGACTGCATCTGATATGGATTTGCGTACTTTCTTATATGCCTCTGCTTGTTCGTTTATCTTTTTTGTTACATCTACCTTTCCGCCGCCTCCGCCAGATGGTGCGGTTGGCAATGTTGGTCCTGCTGCGGTTGTTACTTCTGGCAATTTAACAACCTCCTCAACTTCTTTGGCTCTTGATTTCATTTCACCTTGAAAGGCCGTAACAAACTCATCAGCAACGCCCACGCCAAACTCTTTACCAAGTTTTATTGCCAATCCTCCAAGTGGATTAGTTTTTAATACATTGGCCGCACCGCTTTTTAAAATTCCTGGTATTGCCTCAAAATCTCCTGTAATTACTGCTTTTATCAAGCTACCAAGATCTTTAAAAGAATCCAATATTGCCTTTGGAAATTCAATCCATGCCTCAAACATCAACTCAGGTATTTTTCTAAATCCGTTGGCAATGTTTTCGCCTATCTTCATAATGGCCGCCTTTGCACCCATAAATGTGCTGACTATCTCATCCCAAAATGTATAAATGAGAGCACTCAATGCAGCAATGGCCATAACAATTAATCCAATCGGCCCTAATACCATTGACATTCCTGTTGCTACGGCTGGTAATATGGTTGATGCTAAAAATCCAAATGCTAATAATAACGGCCCTATTGCAGCAACCAATCCGCCGATAATTACGATCATTTTCTTTTGCTCTGGTGATAATTGTTGAAATCTCTCTGCCAGAGCTTTTATCCATAAAACAAATGGCTTGATACCCTCTGCAATTATTTCTCCGAATTGCTCCATGAGATCACCCATTGCATTTTGCATCTGGATTAAAGGACCAATGCCCTCATCTGCTAATACTTGAGCTTGACCGCCTACTTCTTTTGTTAATCCTGCAACGGTTATTTCAAGATTCTCAGATAATGTATTTGTGGCATTTAATTCAACTCCATATTTTGCCAAAGTTGTCGCACCTGTTGATAGTGCTGATGTAACCTCCTTTGCGGATCTTGTTAGATCCTTTCCGGTTCGTGCTGATAAGTCCTGAATTAATGGCGTTAATTTTAATATCTGCTGCTCATTCAATCCTAATGTTGCCAATTGCCCCTGTACGGCCATTGTTGCCTCATCTCCAAATCTTGTAACTTTCTGTAATTCAGCGGCTTGTTTCTTTAATGCATCGGCCGCCCCTCCAACTGCATCCTCCAATCGTTTCTCTGCTGCAATTTGCTCCTCAAAACTCTTAACGGCAACCGCTCCAAGTGCTGCAATAGGTGCTGTCAATGACATGCTCATTGACTTGCCCATCTTAGTCATGGACTTGCCTACATTTTTAAGTTTTCTATTGAGATTTACGGTTGATTTGCCAAATTTTTTAGTGGCGGCCTGTGCCGATGACATCGCCTTTTTAAACCCTGATGAGTTCCCTGTAATTGGTACATTTACGCCGCCTACGCCTGCCATTGTCTTAGCTTTTTTGCCTTTTTAATTGCCCTTAATATTTCATCTTTAGTTGCAGGATCTTGTTCAATCTTTTTGCGATCTTCTGGCAATGCAAATAATTGCTCTGGCTTTTTGGCTCGTTTGGAATGGCTATTAAACATTATTGATCCAACCCATCTGATAACACGCATCTGCGATAACCAAAAATTATAATCCGCATCAATCTTTATGCCTATCCCCTGAACAACTTTACTTGCCTGATCTAATGATAAGGCCATGAAGTCATCAGGCCGCAATGAGGTATAAACATAGACATATGGCTCAGTTTGATCCAACCAATCTATGAAACTTTGCTTACCTGCATTTTTTTTTGTGGCTCTCCTGACATTGCCTGGCCTAATAATTCGCCTGCCTCTGTCATGATTCTGGTCAATTCTGGCAATGGTACAATTTTCTCAACCTCCTCGATTGTTAATTCCTCATCCTCCAACATACCAGCCCAAATGAATTTAACCATAACATCAATGGATGCCATCTTTTTCTCATCTGAAAATACTGAAAATAACGGCTCTCCGAGAGCTTTCTCAAGCTCACGAAGTGACCGCAAAGAGTATTTAAATGATCGTCTTTTATCAATCTTTATTATCATGTGATAACCGTTGCTGTTAATGCTCCTGTGCCTTTGAATGAACCGCTATATGTTGCCGTATCTTCCAATGGTGCATCAAGTGATACGCTTGTCAAATATGCCGCTCCTGACCATTGTGGATCGCCTGAAACCTGCGAGCTAAAAAGCAATGTGACCTGTGATCGCTGAGATATTAAAGACCGTAATTCCTCGTAGGAATATGTATCATCAAATGCCTCCATACCATCAAAGTCAATTCCCCAACTCCTGGTACTTTCCAATACTTCCTCATAACCTCCGCTGTTTTTTGTTGTTGCATCTCTTGTTGCCATTTCGTATGATAATGAATGTGATGTTGTTGAGCTGATCGCCGTTCCATCCACGTATAAAATCATAATTGTGCCGTTAAGCTTACCTGTCGTTGCCATGTGTTTTTTATTTTAATTTAGTTTAGCAGATAGTTTTAATTTGTTGCAACCTTTTATATGCTGCTTTTCTGATTGTAATACGCTCATCATTCATTATATGTTTTAGAGCGTAGGTATTAGATATTAATTTTACTTTTTTTTTATCTCTGCTGCATCCTCTGGCAATTCCTCAATTATCTCCTTACCTTTTGCCTCAGATATTTTTTCAACTTCCTTTTCCTGCAAAGTTACAAAATCCGTTGCAATGCATATCTTATTTTTTATCAAATCTTCGGCCAATGAATTAATCATGTTTGCCTGATCATCTTTTTTGTATTTGTTAGATCCGATTTGGTGTTTTTTTATAAATTTTACTTTCATCTTATTTGTCTTATGGAATACTCCTGATTAATATGATATATTTCTTTGCTATTTTCGTATAAATCCCTATCTGTAACAAACTGAATTGAATTAATGATAATACCTACTCTTGTACCTGAAAACCTGTCTAATGCGGTCCTGATTGCCCCTGATAAGGTCTTAAGATCTGCTAATGACTTTCCAAACATATCAATATCCAATGTGATAACATCTAATGTTGATGGGCCATCCTTATCATCCTCTGGCTCATTGCCTATACGTTGGAATGTTACGGCTGGCAATGTTTCGCCCTGTGGTATTCTGGATGGATATATACGAGTTGATACAATATCTGTAACAGATGCCGTATTTGTCAATATATCATAGATTGCCGTTTCCATTACAATTTGCCTTTTTTAAGAATCTTATTTACTTCTTTTGGTATTTCATTTAATATCTCAACTTTCATGATCTTTTGGATCTGTCCTTTGGTCTGCATTAATGCAGGCCGCATAAATGGACTTTTTGTTGATCCAAAACCTTTGTCTGCTAATGCCTGACCTTTTGCAGATCTTGATTTTTTTAATGGCTCAGTCCTTTTTGCCAATGTACCATACTCAACCCAATTACCCAAATTATAAAATGCATCATTCGGCGATACTTTAGGACCAACAACAACATATTTATTGCCTGCTTTACCCTTAACAACTGATACAATTCTTTTTAATTCTTTTGATGATACTTCCTTATCTCCAAATTTAAAAACAATACTTGTATCAACTTTTGACTTTGCGGCTTTTATCAATGGCTTTGCAGCTCTTTTTAATGCTTTTGGTACGATCTTATTTTGTGTCCGTTTTGGTAATACCTTGAGCATCTTATTAACATCCTCCAATCCTTTTACATGTACGCCAAATTTATTCATGTCACCTGCAATAGTTTAGCAAATATTTCCAATCCATCCTGGCGGCCAAGTTCTGAAAAGGAATAAATATCATAATACTTTGAGTTATAAAACAACCTGTAATCATCCACGTTTACGCCTGTACGATAACGGATCTTTATCTTTACATCGGCAACCTCTGTTAATTGGCTGGCCTCAAATGTTTCCTTGCCTTTCAATTCTATTACATGTCCCCACGTTGTAAATGATACGGACCATGATGTTGTTTCCTCGCCATAAGCATTGCGGCTCGTAGTTTTTGTTTCAAATATTATACGCCTGTCTAATTTTCCGCTAAACATCCCATGACATATTTATAATCTGCTGGTTCGCCCTCAATATCTTCAAATTTCCAGATGTTTACCTCCGATTTCAGATCAATAACATATGGATATTTGCCAACATCAACGCATTTATTACTTGCACCCTCATATATCAGTTTCATATTAGATGAATTATCCAAAGTACAATTAAGATTATCATCCCATAACATTATCCTTTCACTTTCCAATATCTCTAAAAATCCAGCTTTTGCCCCCATTCGTGCCTGCCCTCTATTGATATAACGCTCCTCTCCGGTATTGCCGTTCAATGATCCTGCAATGCTGTTCAAAAAACGTACCTTTATACGCCTTGCAATTTTCCTTAATGCCTTAAATGAGATCATGCGACCAGCTCCAATTATCTGTAATTTATAATCAACAAATTTTGCCTTTCCATCCTCAACAAAATAAACTTTATCAACCCCAATGAGATCAATGCCCTCATTCATATAATACTCATATATCTTTAATAACTTTTTATTGATAAGAGTATCAGAATTGAAAGTCATTAAATAATCATAATCTTTTTGGATGGCCTTTTCAAGTCCTTTGTTGTATTTACGCCCTACTGGTATATTCTCAGTACGTACATAATCCGCTCCATATTCTTTGCAAAGATCCTCCGCCCAATCTTCTGAAACAACCGCAAATATATCAAGACCAAGCGATTTTATACCATCAAAACATTGCCTGGTAATTTCAGGCCGTTTCCAAACAGGTACAAATGCTAATATTTTAAACGAATTCACGTAAAGAATATTGATTAATTAAATGTCCTAATGCCATTGGCACTGGTATCTCTGATACTGATCCGGTTGTTAATATGTTTTGCCTATTCTCGTAAAAATACGCTCCTATTAACTTGATTGTGCTGCGAATCATATCAGGTACATCAGTACCAGCATCTCCATAACCTGCCTTAAATGTAATCGTAACGGCGTTATAAACATTCTCCGTTCCTGGAAAACTCTCGCCATCAATCGGCCTTAATTTGCCAACTTCTGATTTGACATCAACCTCGTATAATGCACTTGACCAGGTCTGAGTTGCTCCGTCTGTATCTTGATATACTACGGATGTAATGGATTGTAATGGTGCTTTTGGAAATTCAATGTAATCAGTAGGAAAGTCATCCAAATACATGCCATAAGTGGCTGTAATTAGTTGCCTCCATGATCTTTGTTCAAAGTAATCAGTAGCCGCCAGAATAACGGTATCAATATAATCATCTTCTGCGGTTGTATCAACTCTTAGATGAGTTTTTAATTCCGCCCTTGATATTGGCGTAGTCGCTGGAGGTGTGATTATCTCTAAACTCAATGGATCATTTCTTTTTGGATTTGGTTGTTGATTTTGAGATTACTGCCTTTTTTACCTGAGCTTTCTCAACTATCTTAACCGCAAATCCTTTGTCAATTAATCGCTTTGCTGCCTCTGTTGGCAAATCAGCAACGTCACCAATATTGATGACGCTACTTCCTGCCATATTTACAAGATACTTTATCTTCATAACTTTTTTATAAAGTTTTAGGAGGTCTTAATCGGTGCTACCTGCTATACCACCTCAAAAGATCCTCCCTACTCCTTATTTATTAAGTACTCGGATGTCGTATTGCATGTATTGGATTCGTACCTGCATCGATGACCTTGCCATCTGTTCTCAGGAATCCTATAAATCCAACTTGTAATGCATCCGCATATCGCTCATTTAGTCTAAGTAGAGTGAATCCCTCAACATCTCTAATGATGTACTTTTGGAAATCGCCAAATAAAACTGAATAATTGCCAGCTCCGATTGAATCAACATCTTGATTGATTACAATAGGATGTCCGAGTAATAGATC